TAGTATTGTCAAAAGTACCCTGAGAAGTTTGCCCAGTAGCAGTTGAACGGTGGTATCTATCCTCAAATCTAAAATAGCCCGCCCCGTCTATATAAGAAAAACCTTGCTCGGAGTCATCTATTTCCTCTTGTGCGAATCTGGATTTAACATCTTGGCCATACCAATATGGAACGGTATCCTGTCCTGTGTCTAAGTCTCGCATGGTAGCAGACCATCCGGCATCATCTAGAATATACCCGTGTATGTCTCCGGTTAAAGCGTTTTTGTAAAGGGCTGTAGACATATCGTTTCGGGATAGAAAATCTAACCCATCCGTGGCTGTGATAATACAATCTTGTTCTGTGGAATGAGGATGAGGTATTATTTCTTCTATAAACCCATAAAACAAATTATAGGTAGTTTCATTATAAGTTGCCCTTATTCGCAAGGGTCTTTTAGGCAAAAGAGTTCCATATAAATCACTCCCTGAGTTAGAGGGAGTATATTTACCATCTGCATTATTTAGCGTGAGAGAACACTGCCCCACTTCAGCCTTGCCCAGTTCATCTGATTTACCACGTGAGAAATGAATAGACTTTACATCGGCAGTTATGTCATCATAAGTGCCCGAAAAGTCCCCCGTTTGTTCCCAGTCACACATGATTTCATAGGTTGCGTTAGGCAAGAGAACGACCTCCAAGCCTGTATTTTCTATCCAGTGTTCTAGAAATCTTGTCTACTAATTGATTCATCTGGTCTTCTCGTTCCATGAATAACGGGCCGGAGATGTTTACCGTTACACCGCCCATTGATTCATTGGCGGGGATGATAGTTTCACCTCCGTGAACTGTAGCTAGCATTGGTTGCCCAATAATACCAGGTACTACACCACCAGTAGCAAACTCGCCAGCGTATGAAGGCGTACTAGACTGACTAGAACTACTAGATTCACCTCCACCACTACTAGAATATTCATCTATGTGGTGTGTGACTATTTCAATATCATATCTCTTTTGTAGATTATCATAGGCTAGATTTATTTCTTTAACTTGGGTATTAGCACGTTCTAGTTGGTTAGTTAGAAATTCTATATCAGCTATTTCTGCCTTGCCAATTCTCATCATTTCAGCATTGTATTTATCACCTTCGGCTTTAATGGCAGCCATTCTATCTTCTTCAATACGAGCTAGTTTTTTCTCTAAATCCTCATCGGCAGCTATTGATAAATCATTTAATGTTTTTATTTCAGCATCGTACTTAGTTTTAAGACTAGCTAATGCAGCATCTTCTTCTATTTGGATTTGTTCCTTCTTAGATTCTGCCCGTTCTCTAGCTTCTTCTATTTGGTCTCGTAAAGCGTCTTTTTCTTCGTTACGAGTTCTTAATAGCTCATTACGTGCAACTTGAGTCTCGTATTCCTTCCATGCTTCATATGCCTTCGCCGCATCTTCATCATTATCAGCAGATTCATAAGTTGCTTTTAGTTCCGCTAATCTCTTGGCTTCCTCTGACCTCGTAATAGCAAGTTCTTCCCTCGCTGTTTGCTGGTCAATGGCATCTATTTCTTGCTGTAGTGCTTTAACTTGAGCATCTGTTTCAGCATTTAAAATCCTTAACCTTTCGCTATAAAGGTCTTTGACTTGCTGCATTTCAGAATTGTATCTATCTTTAGCAGCATCCTTTTCACGTTCATAGGATTCTTTTAATTCAGCGGTTGCACGTTTAGCCGCATCAATTTTAGTTTCCGAAACTTCTTTGGCAGCCTCGCCAATCCCATATTCTTTATTGATAGCTTCGACAGCATCATCGTAGGCTTTCTTTGATTCCGCCCTTTGTTTATCATAAGAAGCTTGTATTTCAGAGGCTTGTTTATCAAATTCCTCTGTAACGGTTTTAGTTAATTCTTCTAGATTCTTTTGAGTATCTTTAATGTCTTGAGCAACTTTATCCTTTGCTATCATATTAGCGATAGCATCACGGGCTGATTTTATCTTATCGCCTATGCCAGGTATCCAACCTAGAAACTTTTCTAAATAACCAAGCATAGCTTCAACGCCTGTTAAGACGGCAGCTTTCATGGTTGCCCAAACATTACCAAAGAAGGCAGAAACCTTATCCCAGTTCTTCCACAAGAGAATACCGGCAGCGATTAAACCTGCTATAGCTAAAGAAATCAACCCTATGGGGCCGAGGGCCGCATGGAATACAACACCAAAGGCAGCCACCATTGATATAATAGTTGGCATTACTAATATTAAACTCCCAACTACGGTTAATACTACCCCAACAGCAAGCCCTACCAGAGTAAGCGTTTTAGCAAGAGCAGGATGTTCTTTTACCCATTTCTGAACCTTTATAGCAACATCTACAATTTTACTTGTAACATCTTTAATGAGAGGAATGAGATTAGCCCCTATTTCTTCAGCGACATCCCCTATCGAAGCCTTAAGAACTGAAAGGGGGTTGGCTAAATTTTCGGCAGCCCCCGCTACTCGATTTTGAATATCCTCCATATCCTTGAATTTAAGTGAGGCTTGCCCAAACCTAACGCTAACAGAATCCGCCCCATTTTCTAAATCAATATATGCCTTACCCAGATAAGTAGCAGCAGTGGCAGCATCCATCTCACCAGCAGACGCAAGGTCCAAAGCTGTTGGTAATAACTCTAATGCTTTGTCATAATCATTTGTAACTAGAATTAACCTATTTAATACATCCCGTTGCTCATTATCAGCTATACCTGTTTTCCTTTGAGTGGCAGCGATAACCGCTTCAAGGGAATCCTTAACATTATCATACGCTGTGCCTGAATTATTAATCGTGGTAGCAAGGCGTTTCATGTTTATATCTTCATCAATGGCAGCCTTGCCCATAAGACCAAGAGCAGCAGTTATAGCAGCACCAGAGGCGGCCATTACTGTGCCGACTTTCTTTAGAGAGTCCCGCATCTTTTTAGAAGAGGCTTCCGTTTGCTTTTCAGCATCAGATAGACCGCTCTTCAATCCAGCAGCATCAGTTGTGATTTTAGCTACGAGTTCACTAAGTACTTCGCTCATTTAATTAACCTATCAAAAGTTTTACTATTCCATAAGCCCCACCACCTATACTTGACCCTATAACAGCTATACAAATCCACAATTTATTAATTGATTTAGTGTTATGTTCAACCTGTTTACATAGGCCAGGAGTTCCATTAGTGCCCAGTAAAACAGTATGTATCTCAGTTAAAATATCGTGGTCGGTTTTTTCGGGCATGATGCACCTCCTTTAGGTTAATGCCATGATTTCGCTGATAGTAGAGGATATAGAACTCATTTCTTTGAGGGTGATTAAATGACCTACTTTGTCTATATCCAATCCAGGCTGTTCTTCTTTTAATAGAGCATAAATCAGACTTCTCATGGTGGTCATAGTCTCGTTTTCAAGTTTAGTTTGCAATCTGCCAAGCCCAAATCCCATAGTCTTTTCTATGTTTGCTAGAGTAGTCATGTCTATCGGGGGGAGTTTATATTCCTTACCGTCCGATAAAGTGATTGACTTGGGTTTTTCTTCAGCTAAGATATTTACTTCATTCTCCATTGTTTAACTCCTTGACTTTTTATTTTAAGTATGTTATTATTAATTATGAGGTCGAGATAGCCGGTAACGACCCCTCAAATATAAAGGCTGTTGGAGACGTCCAGTAAATAAGGGGTGACCTAAAGAAGTGCTGGTGTCGTTGCATATCGGTAGTTCAACTTCATTTCAGAGGCACGCTCTCACAAAAAAAGACCGAGCCAGCACAAAACATATTGCAACGCATTGCAGAATCTATTTACTTGGTAAAATAATCCCTTTCTGTTTGGCTAGTATATCTACATTGGTATCCGGTCTCTTGCCTTCTCTTATTGGCATATCACCACTTAAGAAGTCCTTTGCTGTGAGTGCTTTATGACCTGGCTTCTGGGGGATAGTATTATAGATAGCCGCCAGTATTGAGGCTACGGAGTGCATCTTACGGTATTCATCTACACTCTCTTGGAAGTAAACCTCTTTAATGATAGCGTTTAACTGGTCAGGTTTTAGCTTACCTATTTCAGTTCTAGTTAAAGAGGTTTTTCTTAATAGATAACAAATAGCCTCATTATTCAATTCCACACCACACTACATTTATAGGCGCATACAACCGTTTGTCTAAAGTTCTTAAATCGGGGAAGTCTATTTTAACTTTGCCAGCATCTATTGTGATTAATTGATTACTCTTTTCTGTAAAGAACTCAGCATCAAACTCATTACTTGAAACAGGCTCTAGCAACCAATAGGAAAGCGAGGTAATCTTTTTAATAGGCTTATAGTCCTTCATGCCGTCTTTAGTTACATACTGAAGGATAACACGGATTTCATTATCGTATAATCCGCCAACTTGTTTACCGTTCTGCTTTAAGGTTGCTATTGGAGATTGTATGTCTAACACTTGACAATACCTTTAAGATATGTTATTATTATATTGTGAGGGTGAAAATCCTTTGTTCAGTTGGCTAGCACGTGATAGGGGCAATTGGAGGAACGAGTAGCCCTCACACATTGTTTCATGGGGGTATAGGGATGATAATAGATTTAGGCAATAAATATATCCATTTTGAACTATATCACGATACAGGGAAAACTCAACAATGGAAAGTGAGAAACAAAACCAGCATTTTTTGTTTAGGGTTTATACTATGGGAGAGCCGTTGGCGGCAATATGTATTTTGTCCCTCCGAAAACTCCGAGTTTAACAATGGATGTTTAGATACTATAATCCAATTTATGGATAGGCTTAATAAAGAAAAACGTATAAAGTAACATTTTGCAACACGTTGCAATATCTTTACGTTGAGCTTGTCATCAAACTACCGGTATACTGGTTGCCATAAAATTTCTTATCTACCTTCATATGGCACTCTGAACAAAGAGTTACCCCATTATCTATGTCAAATCTTAATTCGGGATATTCCGCAAATGGCTTTATATGATGCGCGTGTAAATAACCACCACGTTTACCACATTCTTGGCAAGTAAAGTTGTCTCTCCCGAAGACCATCAACCGCCATTCTTTATATTCTTCGGAGTGCCTAATTTGTGCATTAACAGGAGTAACCCCACCTTTCCAATGGTTATTCCTAACGCCCGCCATTCTAACGCTAACAGCACAACTTTGTGAACAATACTTGCGATTTTTATTTAAATAATCTTCAAATTCCTTACCACACTTTTCGCAAACAAAGATAGTTTTAATACCATGTTCTGTGTCTTTACTAATTTCAATTTTAGTATCTTTAGGGATATTATCTATATGCCCCCATCTTTTAGCAACTAAATCTTTATTAGCACAAGTTAAAGAGCAGTGCGTTCTGTCTGATGTGCTAGGATAAACTTGGAAGGGTGCACCACACCTTACGCATATCTTTGTTATCTTCCCACCCTTCCAATTCCAATGGTTTTCACCACTCATTGTTTCCGCTTGTTTACGTCTTTGTTCGTTTTGATAAACTTTCATACTTACATTATACCATATTTAGAAGCTAAAATCAAGTTTATGTTAAGTGCTAGCGACCATTAATGAACCTGTCCCAGTAAACGAATAGGAGTACGAAACTACCCCGTCTGCACTTACTGAAGGATTAACATTAG